GGCACGCATTGAGGCTGTGCACGCTGTCGCAGAGTACAGCGTTGCTACACGCAACAATGTGAACATCAAATCAGCATACGACTGGGAGCGTTTCCGTAACTGGGTCGTATCAACCAAAAAGTACAATGCGTTCGTACAGTACGCAGAACAGAAAGGAGTGTGACACAATGTGTCTACTAACATTCATGCACGAGGGCGTTACCGCCGACGTGGAGCAACTAACTATCGGTGCGAAGAACAACCCTGACGGGTTCGGGTTTGCTATTCATGCTGGTACAAAAGTTATCCGCCACAACGGTATGCACTTTGACCAAGTACTAGAGCGTTTCCTCAAAGAGCGTTCTATTCACAGTGGTCCTGCGTTGTTTCACTCACGTATCACAACGCATGGCACTACCAATGTCCAGAACTGTCACCCGTTTCAGATTGGTCGTGACCAACAATCAGTGTTAGCGCACAACGGCATGTTGCCGATTGACGCTCATGCTGGTCGTTCGGATACACGTATTCTTGCGGAAGACCTGATACCTAGTTGGGGTGGTGTTACATCGTTTGACGGACGCAAGTTTGTCAAGAAGATTAGTAAGTTCGCTCAAGGTTCTAAGTTGGTTGTCATTACTGCCAACCCAAGTACCAAGCAGGACTATTACATCATCAACGAGCAGGACGGTCACTGGCAAGACGGTGTGTGGTGGTCAAACACTTCATACAAGTATTCACGCTACACATACAGCGGTGTTTCAATGTATTCATCGGGTTGGTCTCGTGTTGACGACATTGACGACGACCTCGAGATTGTCTCTACTGCCAACTACGCTAACGGTGACTCCGTTGCGTGGTACCGGGACGAAGACGGCATTGAGTACCCTGTTGAGTGGTGGACATGCAACACATGCATGAACAACGTCATGGTCACAGAAGAACTGTACGATGACATGTTGTTCTGTGAAGTGTGTGATACCTGCTGGTATTGCAACGACGACAGAGTTCTGTGTATGTGTCGCCACAACGGCAACTACAATCATTCAGCATACGACTACCATCACAAGTTCTAACAAGGAGAAAACAAAATGGAAAAATCAAAACGTGTAGGCGTGAACTTGATGTTCACGTACGAGGGTGACAATGAGTATGTTGGAGACAAATACTTTCATGTAATAGTTGAGAAACTAAATGAGGTAATCAACGAACTACAAGAAAAGGAAAACATACGTGGGTCAATTGGTGAATACTGTTCTTCTGTTAGAACAACTGAAAAAGGTGTTCACCTATTGTCTCTGGGGTTCCTTAGACATGACTCACTTCCTATAGTTATTCGTGACGAGGTACACCGACAGGAAGACTACGAAAGTCTGTGGGATGAAATGCATAAGTGTGGTCTGGAACCCAGAGTTCACTTGCGTGACATTCCTGTTAGTGATTTCTTCCCAATGTTCATGAAGAAGAACCAGCAAGCAATCAAAGAAAGTATTAGAAAGTCTATAAATGACTTTGTCTGTAAAGCGTACATCGATGATGTTCGTGGACGTTTTGAGGACGGTCTTATAGAAATAGAAAAAACAGAGGAGCAACTATGAAACTACCCAGAATACCAGTGACCACAAAGTGGGGTGAGCCTGCCCGTATCGACCTCGTGAACATACAATTCGGCTCTCACCGTGAGCACCTTGACCGTCAACTCCGTTACATAGTGCATGTAACGGTGTTGAACGAGGACGGAACAAACAAATCCCAGTACCAGTTCTGGGGAACAACAGAGGGCACAGTCAACAGCGTGTTGTCTGAGCCAGTCAACCTAAAAGAAATCATGAGAGGAAATTACTAATGAACACATCAACTATTACACTGACCGACGACGAGATGATTGCCGTGTGCAAATCGCTCAGTATCGGATGTGACCAACTTGCCAAGAAACTTATCAACATGCGTGGCAGTACCAAGCAACTCAAAGTAGTCAACGAGGAACTGTCACTCATCATGTCTGCTCGTGGCAAGATTGAGCACGCAATGATGGACATTATCAACGGAGAACAATAATGGGTACATACACAGTCACAGCAACAGTCACATTCTCAATAGAGTGCGACAACCAACTAGAAGCAGAGGACATTGTAGTAACAATGCTTCACCACGAAGCAGACCGCAACGACGTACAGATTATGAGTCTGTCTTATGACAGCAAAGGGGAAGAACAATGAGACCAGAAGAATACTACGAGTCACAAAACACACTAGACAACTACGAGGTAGACACAATGATTGCAGACAATGCATACGTACCAGAACAAACAGAACGTGTAGCGTCAAGTTACAACTATCTGTTTGAGAACAGAGAACTACTCAAAGCGTACATGAAAGGACTGATTGAGTTGTTTGATGTTGACCGTGACGGTGACGACTGGTGGGGTAGCCTGAGGCTCCCCAACGGTTCGTATGCCGACATCAACATCTACACCTATGAGATTGGCATGGGTGAAGCAGAAGAACTATTGTGCGCCACAGCATACCCTGTGGACGCACATGGTAACGTCATGACAGGTTATGGCATGACACTACAAACACGATGGCTGACCAGCCTGAACGGAGAAACAAAATGAAAATCAAAGACATGATTCGACACCTCAGCGAACTCAACCCAGAAGATGAAATCTGTGTTGTGTGGTGGGAACGTCCCGAACGTGAAGCCATCGGCGGTGACCTGTGCGTTGACGATTGGGGGCGTATCTGTCAAGAGTTTGACGACTACATCGCTTTTGATGGGTCTGACCTCAACGACTGGATGGAACAAGCAATCATCGACTACATGAAAGCAAGCGAGTGATGAAGCAGAGATGGAAGTGCCCAAAATGCCCACGACAAATTATAACACTCGTTCCCTTGACAGCACCCCCCGTATGTGGGGCGCATGCCAAGCCCATAGAAATGGAGCGTTCCCCGAAATGACAGGACGCATGATAACCTTCCACCAACGGGGGAGGGGGACAACAGGGGGTGGGGGCACAAGACCGTTTGTGTCGCCACCCAGAGGTGGCGCACAACGGTTGCTACCAAGTACGGCTACCACAAAAAGGAGTAACTAGGTATGGTTGCAAGTCCTAAAGGTTGTGGTATCAGAGAACATGACGAGACCTGTCTCTGTGATGTGGTTGTCAAAACTCCAACACCGATTAGGTGTCGGATACCTGACGACCTCGAACACGGCAAGTACATTGCCGAACTCATCAACTGGGATTACAAAGACTTGTCTGTGTTCTTTGAGGCGTACACGAAAGGCATGGACGCTATACGCAAAGCGTATGAGCGTGGCATGACACCTGATGAGGCTGCAGGCAAAATCAGGGGTCGTCGTAAACGGAAAAGCAATTACAGTCATTTCGTTCCCAAGTTTCTCACATGGGACGTGTATAATTACATACGTGAACGAGTTGTCGCTGGTTGTGGACCGTCCGCCCTTGTGCGTGAGGTTCAGGAACAGTTCAACGTGACCATTCATAAATCTTATGTCACCAAGACAAAGAACAGAATGATTGAACGTGGAGAAATGGAAAGACCAGTATGAAGATAGAAACAGTTGACGGAATCAAAAAGATTTGGGTTAGGCAGTCTTGGCTGAATGACCTGATGATTTGCCCCGAACGTGCTCGTTTAGGTATTCAGATGCCAGAGTGGCGACAGAGTTCCGACGCCACACACATAGGAACCTCGGTTCACTCTGGCATCGAACACATCCTTACACATCACGACGACAAGGGTGGTGTCAATGTGGCAATGGAAACATTGCGTACACTCATTGATACTGAACCTTTCAGAATGAACTCAACCTCATCCGTTGATGAGATGGAGTTCCATGTGGCGAACATGATGGCAACATTCGTTATAGAGATTCTTCCTCTTGTGGAAGCCGGTGGGTCAGCAGAGAAAACCTTTGCTACCAAACTTGCTGACGTTGAGGAGAATGTCGAACTGTGGCTGTCGGGAACCATTGACTACATCGAACCTAACGGTACGTTGTGGGATTGGAAAACTGCAGCAAGAAAGTATTCGCAGGGTGAAAAGCAACGACAATCCATTCAAGCGTCAGCGTACGCTTGTGCTGCTGTGCAGTGTGGTTGGGTTGCTGATTACCCCATCCGCTTCAACTACGGGGTCATGACCCGTGCGAAGAAAAGCGTCGGGCAAGTTGTGCCTGTCGTGCGAACAAAACAACACGTTGATTGGCTGATTCATCAGGCATCAAACGCTGTGCGTTCGCTCTCCGCTATCGGTCTTGATAATCCGTGGATGGCAAACGACCAGCATGGACTCTGCTCAGAGAAGTGGTGCCCGTACTGGTCAATCTGTAAGGGGTCACGTATCAGTGACCAAGACAACAAACTAGAGGAGACACTCTAATGGCTATGGACAAAGACCAGAGCATTATTACCCAAGTTGCTGCAAAGATTGCAAGCGACCTCACCATCCACAACGCAAACTTTGCTGACTTCCTCATGCACCTCACTGCAGTCAAGGAAGCACTGTTTGAGGAAATCTACGGGACAACAACACCCGAAGAAAAGATTGTCAAGCAGACATTCCCCACAGCAACTGAACAGGACTTCACTGTTCGTGTCAAAGGTGAACAGCACGGTCCTCTTCCTACATGGTTGATTGAGGCATGTAAGCGTGATGGCATTACTGAAGTCTACGACAACCGTGATGGTTTGTCGGTCAATCCAAAGCGTCCATGGTTCAAAGCCGTGAACGACAAGGAGAAGGCTTACTGGCAACCTAAAGGAGCCTAATGAGACTCTCGCTTGAACAAATTCAGGCGGGTTGGGAAAGCGTAGGGGCGGATACGGAAGTGTCCGCCTCTATTGCTCCCCACGAATACCGCCACTATGTTCCACTATCAGACGCTGCACAATCATTTGTGCGGTGGGCACAGAACCCCAACGAACGTATCTACACAGGTGTTGAACCAATCGACGCAGAAATGCGTGGTATCGCCCCCGGTGAGATGGCAATGATGTTGGGATACAGCCACGGCGGTAAAACGCTAGTGCTGCTACACATGCTGATGAACAACCGTGACAAACGGGTAGCCCTGTTCATTCCCGATGAACCCAAGACGTTAGTGCTCACGAAACTGACATGCATGTTCCACAATGTGGACGCACGCCTGTTGGAGCAACGTGTCGCAGATAACGACAGAGAAGCCATCGACCTGTTACGTATGACAGCAGAAGAAAACTTTCCCAATCTAGCAGTTTTCGACCAACCACTTCTGCCATCAGACATGGAACGGGCGTATGCCGAAGTCAGTGACGTATGGGGAGACAAACCAGAACTAGTCGTTGTTGACTACCTCGAACTTGTGGAAGCAGGAGAGCAAGTACCTGACAAGGCTGGATACCTGAAAGGTTTCGGACGTAGGCATGACGTGCCGTTGATGGTTCTCCATCAAACGTCACGCACATCAGGAGCAGACGGACGTAAACTAACCATCTCGTCAGGTGCATACGGCGGTGAACAGCAAGCCACATCAATCATTGGTGTACGACGCAAGAAGTACGAAATCATGTCAGAACTGCAAGACATCCACGAATCGTTATCCCGCAAACACAACGAACGAATGCTAGAACGATACGAACAACTGCAGTACGACAAACGAATCCACGAGTACACACTCACCCTGTCATTGTTGAAAAACAAACGACCGGGTGGAATGCTCGTTGACGACATCGACTTCGAGTTAGACGTACACACTGGCAGGCTCTGGGAACTACGCTCAGGTGAACTACCAGACCAGTACCTTAGGAATGTTTCATGGAACGAGAACAAGTCATAGTAGACGGGTTCATTCAACTGTTCCGTGGACGAGGCGACGCTTACGGCTCATGGGATGGTGGATGTATCCGTGAAGAACTCACCCGTGAAACCTTCTACCACCACCTAACAGAAGGTCCCTACATTGGTGTGTATCCACTTGTTCCATTCCAAAAAGAATGGGGTTGCGTATGGGGATGCACAGACATCGACGTAGACGACCTTGACGCTGCACGTAATCTACAGATGGCGTTCTCAGTGAAGAACATCGTCGCATGGATTGAGAAAACCCGCAAGGGTTACCACGTGTGGGTGTTCACCGACAACCTAGTACCAGCTGCGACAATGCGACGAGCGTTCCTAGCAGCACACCAAGCAATCAACTACCCAGCCAAAGAAGTCAACCCCAAACAAGAATCAGCAGGTTCAGGGCTAGGCAACTACGTACGGCTACCGTACTACGGCGGACTGATTGCAATGCCAGAGAACAGGTTCATCATCAATGAATCCAACAAGCCAATACCGCTTGAAACATTCATTGAACTAGCAACCCACACAATGGCAACACGTGAACAATTAGACAGCATCGCTTCTCTGTGGAAGCCACCAGAAATCAAACCGTTCATGAACGGCATAGAGGTTCCAATCAGCGTCCAGCACATCCTGTCAAGGCTTCAGTCCTTGCCGTATGTCATTTGGAGGGACGGACCATTCGATGGTCAGGACCGTTCCACTGCATTGTTCCGTTTATCACATATACTTAGAGAAACAGGAATTGAACCCAACGAAGCGTTCGCAGTTCTCAAATCTGCGGACGAACGATGGGGTAAATTCCATTTACGACATGACGGTGATAAGGAGTTGATTAAAATTGTTGAACGAACTTACAGCATTGCTTTCGTGGAACAGAATGATTAACCCCATAACCATCATTTGTTTCTCATGCCTTATGGGAATAATTGTTTTATGGAGAACAAAATGAAACACACAATCACTATTCCCATCAAGCCAATGGCTAAACAACGACCACGAATGAACACAAAAACACGTCACGTCTACACACCAAAAGTCACATTAGAATATGAAAACAAACTTAAGGAAGCATGGGATGGTCCCCAATTTGAATCACCTGTTTCGGTGGACATCGTCCTCTACAAAAACAAAGTCAAAGTCACAATCACGGAAGAACCAGCGGAGAAAAAATCATCCTTCCTTGGTGACATCGACAACTACACCAAAGCAATCCTAGACGGATTAAATGGCACTGCTTATGTTGATGACCGTCAGATAATTAAACTGAAAGTGAACAAAGCACAATGAGTAAGAACTCTGACTGGGACATCGCAGGACGTAAATTCAACTTCATGAAAGACCTTCAGTTTGGTAAACGTGGAGAAAATCTAGTCAAGAACTTTCTCGGTTCACTAGATGATAGAGCATTCGAAGTGAAGACAGACCGCTACCGCAACGGTCGCATGGCTGTCGAAATACAACAAAACCCTAGACGAGAACTAGATGAAAGCGGTGAGCAGAAATGGAAACCATCAGGAGTGATGGTTACCAAAGCGCACTGGTGGGTCTATGTCTACACACTTGATGGCGACCACGGGGCATTCGTGGTTGTATCAGTCAAGCGTCTCAAGAAATACATCAAGAAGAATAAGTCAAAGTTCCCATTGACTGACTTCGCAAAGAATTCAGACAATCCAGCAAGAGGCTATGTTCTTCAACCTGAAGACGTAATGGACATGATGATTAACCCACAATATGACGAAGCGTAGAGAAACACCATACGAACAACTCATTAACATGAGAGCCAAGCCAACCTCATACGGGGATGGCAGGGTCAACTATGAAGCCATTATGATGGCTGAACCACACGAAGAAATAGAAGACGAACAGTGGGACCGTCTTGAAATGAAAGAAATAGTTTCAGACTATCTACTGGAACTAGACCCACGTGAAACGTGGATTATCAACGCCATTATGAGTGAAAACAAATCACTGCAACAAATAGCAGACGAACTTTCTTTCACTAAAACCCATGTGTGGAGACTAAGAAACCAAGCATTCGCTAAACTAAAAGCGCTAATGTCGCAAGACACCAAAATACGAAAGAAGATTCAAATGGCTTCCACATGGGAAGAATCCGCAACACAATGGATGATGGCAATCTCCGACACAGACGGTCAACGTCCGTCGTCAATCGCCTACATGGAGGACGTACTCGAATACATGCGCCAAGCTGTGCTAGCCGAAACAGAACCACGTTCAGATTCGTTTTTAATTCTAGCGAAGCGCACAGTTGCGCTCGCTCGTGAACTAGACGAATGGGACACAGGAGAGATGCTGTCGATGGTAATCGGCAAGCAACGAGACTACGGACATGGAAACATTAACAGCTTTGGTCTCATCGGTATTGTAGTGCGTTTATCTGATAAAATTGAGCGATACAAAAACTTGATGTTAAAGAAAAGAGAACCCAGCCATGAGTCGCTGGTAGACACAATCCACGACATTGTTGGATACTGTCTTATCGCCCTCATGTTCCTTGATGGAACATTCCAGCTCAAACTAGGAGAAGAACAATGAGCGAAAACGAAAACAAAGACCGTGAACAGATTGACATGTTCTGGGTAGTGGCAAACATCTTTGCACTCATCTATGTCATTGAAGAAAAGTTCGGTCCGCAAACAGTAGAGCAACTGGTTCAGGTAGCAATGGAAATTGAAAAGTCAATGAAAGAAGAGAACCAACAGCAATGAGGTCACGGCAGTTCACAGTCGCTTTCCACAAAGAGGTTAACGTACGTGAACTGTCCAGGATTCTTGCTACTCACTACGGGGTGGAGAACGTAGAGGTTGGTGCAGGCATGCAAGCCAACGGGTTGGACTTAGGATGGATAGTGGTACACAATGAGCGACAAAAACGACTGGATAAATGAGTTCATACCATCAGAACAGGTGGAACAAATTCAGGCAGAAGCAAATAGAATAATCAAAGGGCAGGAAACATATTATGAAATGACAGTCCTTATGACGCAAGAAGACATGATTCATGCTGTCCGTGCATTTCATTTAATGCAGGGCGGAGACATGGATTCATGGATGATGGGCATGTCGATACTTGCTGCATTGATTGACACAATGGAGTACGCATTGGACCGCGACGATGTGGATGTGTGGGAAGATGACTGATGACATTGTGACCCGACTAAACACGGAAGACATGACAAAGGCGTATTACAAAGCGTTTCCTAAGGTCGTAACGCTTGAAGATGCTATGCGCCAAGCACTTGAATCGATTGCCGAGATTGAACGCCTACGGGCAGAACTGGAGTATGTTCGTGACATAGAACTAGGGGAATGTCGCTCAGAATATACAAAAATTAGCAACAAGTACGACAGACTGTTAAAAGAACAATGACAACCATCGTTGCAATCCAAGGCTCTAACTACGCAGCAATCGGTACCGACTCACGCATCTCATCATTCGATGAGGGCGGGATGGCGTACCAAATCACAACACTAGGTGCGGGTTCATCCAAGATAGCGTTCAACGGTAAATACATTCTTGGTGCAGCAGGAGATGTGAGAGCCATCAACATTCTCCACCATTCATTCACACCACCAGTTCCATCACCGGCTACCAAAGGAAAGAAACTCGATGCATTCATTACAAATAAATTTATCCCTGCCCTGCGAGAATGTTTCGAACTGCAAGGATACGCCATGCCCGAACGAGATTCTTCTGAACACCTTGCAGAACATGGTTCAACCATACTTGTCGCAATACATGGCACAATCTATGTTATTGAAGGCGACTACAGTTGGACTTCCGACTCCACCGGCATCTACGCACTAGGTACAGGCGCACCGTACGCAGGAACGTTAAGGATTGTTGGCTTCGTCAATCATTGCCTGCATTTCATCTTTTATATCGCTAGGAAGATTTTCCCACCAGTCCTTGTAACTTTCTGCTCTTGCTTTAATCCATTTTTTATTTTGACGAGCAGCACCTGGTTGTTTTTTATTAATCTCCGTTAAAGCCTTGATGAAATCATCTCTTTTCCATCCATATTCGCTAGGAAATGCATCTGCTATGCCATCAACTTTTGGATAATTCCTACCAATTTCAAACTCTTTTAAAACCTCAAGTGGATTAAGGGTGTAACGTGCATTTCTGTCCATTGCAGCAAAATCAGAAATGGTCAAATTGTCATATCCTCTCTTATCAGAGTTCTTCCATATTTCTAAAGCCTTATTAAAGTTCTTTGGCATTGGAGGTTTTTTGTCATGAAACATCCAGTACGGATTAATGTTTTCATCAAGACGAACACCACGTTTGGGTGTTCTTGTCATGTACAAAGACATGCCCTGTCTACCCCTTGATGTTGTATAAAGAGCTAAATATTTTTCCATCTCCGTAATTGCCCGTGGGTTTAAATTTTTTGTTTCAAAAAAATAATTCCCACCTTCCATATCGTCCATCCACCTAGAAAGGTGTGGTGTTGTTTTTAATTCTTTCAAACCACCGACAGGACTAATGTGTAAACCATATGAGTATTTAGGTGATGTCAAACTTTTAACTGCCTTACCTATAACCCCTGCTTCTTGACCACCAAGAAACGCTGCCATTGAAGCAAGAGCCAATGCCTTGTCCATGTTTGACGCATTGAGAGAAGAACCACGAACACCTTGATTAATTCCAGAAAACTCTCCAACAGCATTAGCAATTTCAATTGCTTTCTTTTTTGCCTCACTTGAAGCTTGACCACTTGGTTTTTTTCCACGCACAGCGTTGTACGTATCTTGCATCCAATCCAAAGCGTCTTCTGGATTAGGAATCCAATCAAATGGTCCAGAAGGTTTCATGCGTCAACCTTCTGCCAATGCCAACCCTCATACTCAGGGTTTTTTGAGCCATCAGCACGAGTAGGCTTACCTTGCAGATAAAAACCGTATGTGGGTGCATTCGCATCAAGCCAAGCAAACACTTTATGATTTGAAACATCAAGGTCAACAGCCAAACCGTAACCATGATTTGATGTACCGGGAGTCGCACTAGGCGACTTCCCTTTCTTCAAGAAATACTTACGACCATCAAAAATACGTGTGACCTCAGGGACACGACCAGTTTTTTCTAAACTATAACGGTCCATAAACATGGCATACTGACGTTCATACGAACGATAACCGTTGCCAGTCAACTTCAAATCAACACCCTCAGACCTTGCATGCTTCCACATAGCATTGAAAGACTTAGCAACAGGTACATACAGGTACCCTCCAGCTTTTGTTTTACGCAACAACCTTCTGGGGAGCTTCCCGTTGGCTACGGGTCCTAAGGCTTCAGGCACAACTAATCTCTTAGTTGGATACGATAATTTACTACCTGTTTTCACGGAGTGCCCTTCTTAAAGCTTTTTGTTTAGCCTTGTCATCTTTGCCTTGAAATTCCCTACGCAAACGTTCAGCGTTAATCTGTCGCTCAGTCACACGGGTGACTGGAGCACCAGTCAAGAAAGAGAAAATATTTTGCCCCTGACGTTCGCTGGAACGTTCAGTAGATGGAGCAATGTATCTTTCAAGCTCACTCAAGCCTGGTATAATGTTAGTTAGACCATATACATCTCTTTCGGTGCCAAAAGTTTTACCACCAAAAGATTCCGTGCCACCAGTCAAAGCAAGCAAGGGTTGAAGAAGTTTAGAAGCACCACGAAGTTCCACATACTGGTCACTATCTAGAGGAATATCCTGATAGAACTGTTTACCAGCCCACCATTCCAAAGCAGTCTTGGGAAGTGGGTTCAAGTTCTGGGCAAGACGCATTGGGTCTTGCAGCATTTTCAAATCACGCTGAACCTGCGTATACCCAATATCCGGAACAGCATAAAGATTTTCACCAAAAGGCAATTTAAATCCATCACCCTCTTGAATCCAAGAAGGAACAATATCACCCTCTTCGGTAGCATTCAAGTTACGAGCAAGGGAATTGTAGATTGCGTACGTACGTGGACTTAGCCACATTTGCTCCAACTGCAACGGCAAGTTGCGACTCATGAATGTCCAGAAAGGAATCAATGCCTTGGCGTTGCGGTCAAACTGTGACAACTTGCTGTAATTAAAATGGAACTTCTCAACAGCACCCAACGCTGTATCAAATCCAAAACCTTTACCGCCAAGTTCCACAGGAAGAACAGCATCCAAAGCCTGACCCATACGGACAAAACCTTCAACGTTTGAACCAACATCACGAGACAAACGGAAAATACCACGCTGAGAAAGACCTGTAGCAGCATTAGCAACTTCTTGATACTGACCACCACCAGCTGCAAACACAACATCAAGAGCCTGCTTAGCAAACGGTCTATACTCCTCAGGAATGGTATTCAGCCATCCACGTGGATTATCAAGGAACGCCTTATAGTACTGTGTTCCCCTAACCATGTTGCTGGGTGAAACACCAGCAACAAAGTTCATCACGGTAGCACTCAAAGCATTGCGAATATGGAAACGAGGAGATGTAGTTTTTACAGCTTTCCAGATTTCCGTATACTTATTCAAAGCTTTTAACAGCTCAGCAACATCACGGTTGTCAATCTGCAATACACGCTGAAACATATTCTGCATTTCAGCAGGAACATAAACACCAGTTTCAGCAATCTGCTCAAAACCATCACGCAACGCATACTTCAAAGAGACAACAAACTCATTAGCTTTAGCACTCTTGATAATTTCTTCCAATGGTGAACGGTCACCAGCTATCACCATCAATTTTCCTGCATCTTCATGCGCACGATAAATCAAAGATAAAGCAATACGAGCATCTTGGTCATCGGGGAACTTGCTTAAATAATCAACAAGGTCACTAGCCTTAACGCCACTACCATATAATTTTGTCGTATCAGCAATAGCCTCAGGAATCATGTCTTGTGGTAGCAACTCACGCCTAGCAGCAAGACCTTCTGGGTCTAGCAACTCATACGACTCCCTAATCCACTCAAATACCTCATCTATTTGGTCAGCACCAGCCCTCTTGGGAACCTTAGGAGTCCTACGAAGTATTTCTTCTACAGCAGGGATAAAAGACTCAATCTGTGAACGAGAAGCATTTAATGCCTCTTCGGCATTCCTGGTCGCTGTCACAGTTGCGTCATGCGCTTCACGCAGGACAGCAACACGTGACTCAAAACCAGCCCTAAGCGTGGCTTCCACAGAATCGACTTCATTGTAAACACCTTCAGGGGATTTCAAATAACGAAGACGTTCCTTTAACTGTGCAAGGCTAGCAGCCAATTCCATTTCCTGGTCAGTGGCTTTAGCGACATCAGACAAATTCTTTTTCTTCTCAGCCAAAATTTGCTTAGCGGTTAAAACCCTATCTTCCAAAGGAGTCGACTGGTCCAAAGCTTTGACTAGCTTTTCTCTTTCAGCAACAAGTTGACGTTCATAACTTGAAACGTCACCACGCTTGCCTTTTTCCAAACGTTTCTTTCTGTCACGAAGCTTTTTTAATTCGTCATCAATGGCAGCAATATAAGCTTTAGCCTTGTTCTGTATAGTTCTCCTACCGGGAACATCCTTTACAGCATTAGCTAATTTTCCACCAGAAACAATATCTTGCATTCTTGACTCAACATCAAAAAGCTGAGCATTTAAATCAGCAAGCTTTTTAGATTGCGAAGAAATGCCATAACGAAGAGGGCTGTATTCCCAATTCAAAACATCTTGAGCACTCAAACGAGAACCACGAGGAAGAATACCAAAATCGGCATGAAAGTTAGCAGCATCTTCCATTGTTTGCGCATCAACCAACAGGCGAGTTCTCTGCTCAATAAAACCAACATCTTCTATTTCATCACCGGTCAACCTTGCAGCTCTATCACGAAGCTCCTCGGCACCACTCAACAAACGAGCAACAGTAGACTTGACCTTATCACTTTTCGGACCATAAGACTTCTTCTGTGGACGCAATTTACTGATTGTTTTTTCAAGCATTCTGATTTCTGATTCAAACTCATCAATTTGACCACGAGCAGCAGTTTCAGCCAAGCCATAAGAACGCTGACCCCTAGTGGAAGCCTTTAGTGCAGGATTTAATTGATTAAATTCCTGCATTCTTATCTTGACAATAAAATCAATCCAAGTCTTTTCAAGCTTGCTGGAAGTCTGCCAAGCAGCTTCACCAACTTCTCTACGACCAGTAACTTCAGACAAAAACTTACGAATCTGACCACTGGAAATAAATTCTTGAATTTTTTTAGTATTGCCGGGAAACAAAATATTGGCAATATCTTTTTCAGCCTCAATGGAAAGTTCCTTGAATCTCCTACTGCGATTAATCCTCGACGTTCCAGCACCCTCGGAAACAGTAAATCCAATATTGGCTCCTTCTTCTGTAGCCAAATTATCAATAGTTCGTCCCACACCAGCAATACCAGTCGGGTCCATCAAATCTGCGGTTGCCTCACCCCTCATGAAAGACATTACCTCATCAAGATATACATTAATGAATCCCCACGTTTTTACAGCTTCATCAACAGCAGTATTATATGCTGCTGTCTTTTTAATATTTTGACTTTCAAGCTCGTTGAAGTTTTCTGTATACTTCTGAATATTATCAATAGCCGTATCACGTCGAGCACGTAAATTCTTAATCTCGGTTTTAAGAACATTCTCCATAACAACGTTCTCTAAAGCCTCAAGTTCTTCTGCACTCAACTGTCTTCCAGCAGCATCAAGGTCGGCTTTGAGCAAACGCAAACGACGAGAATAATCAAGAGAAATCCTAGAACGCTTCAATGCTTCCTGAAGTTTCATCTGTGATGACACAACGTAAGCACGTTGTGCAGCACTAGAAAACTTATTGGCTTCAGCACTGGAAGCAGCACGAGCACGTGCTTCCATCGCTTTTATTGTCCTGTAAACCAACTCACCGTAATCACGAGCAGCAGCCTCGGAACCAGTCTGCGCCAAAACACGTTGAGCAGCGTCATTAGAAACACGCTTAGCAGTAGCCTCTAGCTGCTTCTGAGCCTGCTCACGTGCGGTTCCCGTCTTTACAGACCTTGCACCACTCTCTGCGGTACGTCGAGCCTGCTCGACAATACCGCCAGGTTCTTTGGGGTCACGAACAAAACGTTCAACACTGCGAGGAAGGGGTTCTGGTTCTACAAGAAAATCAGAACGAACATTAGATACTTTGCCAATTTCATCGGCAATATCGTTAACAACACCCATCGCATTTTCGACCTGTGTTTGCAATAAATCAACACGGTTCTGAAGAGTGTTTATTCTTGCCTGGGATGTTGAAGTTCCAGCAATCCATAATCCGGTATTTTCATCACGGACAGAACCAAGACCTTGCGCTCTCCTATTGAGAACATCATCAAGTTCTTTCTTTGCAGCATTGAGTTGGTCAGCAAGTTTTCTGGCATCATTAGTTGCTTTTTGCAATTGCTGTTCTGTATATCTCTTGGAACTAATAAACAAACCATCAACTAGATTTCGCACACGCTCAAGCTGATACAATGTATCTTCATCAAGCAGGTCCTCAACAGAACCCATCGTGTTTCTATACAAGGAACCAGCAGCTTTGTCGTCGGCAACCAGACGACGAGAAAATGCTGTCTCTACTTCTTCGCCAACCTTGACTGGAACATTGCGAACCTGTAAGCCCTCACCCATTCCGTAACCCTCAAGTTCACGTTGCTCGGCAACGGTTCTCTTGCCAAGAGTTTTACGCATCTCATCAGTCAGCAGATTATCAATATCGGGACTTTCAGCCCTTACTGTTTCATCAATCTTTGCACGAAGCTTTACGGCAGTATCTTCAAGTTCTTTATAAGCATTAAAATGAACTTCGAGTTCAGCCAACCTGTCTCTAGATTCATTAACTTCAGCAACCAATGCCCTGCGACGTGATAACCTGTCTTTACGCATTGTCTGATAATTGGTACCAATTTCTGCAATGTCTTTTTTGACAGCTTTTATTGCTGAGTCGTATGACGCTCTTGCGTCATCGACAGCTCTCTTGATATCCAAAACCTCAACATTTATTTCAGAAATTTTTGCATCAAGACTTAATGTATCACTAAAAAGTTTTTCCGCTAACTCATCAAATTTGTTTTGCAAAATAACAGAAGTTTTTGTTAATCCAGCAACTTTTGTTTTTAAAACGTCACCAATTCCTTTGACTGCTTCACGCAATGAAAGAACAGCGTCAGACTGTGCACGCTTCAAAGCTTTATCGCTGGACTGCAATATTTCTTTATACTCTTCTGCAGCAGCTTTATTTGCTGCTTTAGTTCCAGCAACATCCTCTTGCAACTTAAAGGCCTGCTCTTTATTAATAGCAGTTCCCATGTTTTGAAGTTCTTTAAGGAGAGCCTCATTACCTACACCCTCACCTACACCTTTGATATACGATGTATAGATTCTGCGGTAATCCGTTTCTAAAACGTCATCAACAATTTGGTCTGGAAAAGCACGTCGTAAAGTGTCGTTAATATCGGCAATAGTGCCCTGCCTAAAAGTAACTTTCTTGCCAGCAATATTGTATGTGCCGGCATCAATTTTTCTTTGCTTAGCAAAAGCAGTAGAATCAACAAGGTCAACAGTTATATTGATTATTTTTCTCAAATCTTCTGCAACTTTAGAATTAGAAGAAAGAAACTTTCTACCAAAGTTGCTCCAAATGTGAGCAACGTGGTTGGGGCGATATGGAAGTTCTTTACCCGTCGCAACCTTGAATGCTTCCACAACATCGTCTTCAATCTTTCTTGCAGCCTGAGCAGCAGGCGAAGACAAATCTCCAGCCTCCAAAGCATAAGTCAAATTGCGTGCTTCGTTATTATCTAACCCAGACAAAACTTCATTACCGACACGACCCCAAGTTCCAGCAAAAGCTCCACCAACTGCAGCCTTCGTGTTCATTGAAGCAACAAATGTGGCAGCCTGCGTTGCAGAAATATTTCCTTTTCCAGTAGCAAGTTTGGTAATTGCTTCTTCAAAGTTTTCAGGAGCAGAACGGAAATAACCTTTTTTGGTTGTCAATACACGCTGTACAGGTTTATATCCAGTTATGCCAGCACGTGTGCTGGATAGACCACTTCCAACCTTCTGTGCTAAAGCTTCACCGCCAACACGTTTACCCATGAACCTGAAACCTGCCTGAGGCAAGTTGTACAAAACACGTTCTTCTTTTGTTAACTTTCCTAAACCGTACTTTCCAGCACGACGAAGAGTATCCTCAAGTGCTTCAGAAGTAATAGCACCTTTAGTTACATTCTTCATTCCTTGACGTGCAATATCTGCAGATAATGCAGTTCTGCCAGCAACTCCAGCAACAGCTGAACCACCAAGAGTTACATAAGTTAATGGGTCTAAACCAACGTCGCCAACAAAACCAGCAATACGGTCAAGCCACTTATTGCCCAAACCGCCATTCATGGCAATAACATCACCAAAACCTATACGGTCATCAACTTGGCTTTGAAACTCATTCCAACTAGCTTTAGTGTTTTCATTGAAATCAACAGCATCCGAAATTTCTTTCAACCCAGAAACAAGATTTGCACGACCAAAATCCAAAACCTCTAAAGGCTTGGTCAAAACCTTTGTTACAGGATTATCAAAAGCACCAGCGAGAAGACCCTTCCAACCGCCCGGTCTACCACCACCGCCATCTCCACTGCCGGCTGTCTGTGTCTGCATAGATTGCAACTCGGCAGCACGTGCAGCAGCACGTTGCTGTAAGGAAGAACGTTTCTTCTGGGTGGGGGTTCCACCAGCAGCTATACGCCTTGCTAGTTCTAAACGTGGGTCAATAGCCATACTAAATAGGTTATTTCGTTACTTTATTGCATTCCGCCAAGACCAGCAATGCGACGCATTAAAGCATCTTGCAAAGGGCTACGACCAGCAGCAGCAAGAGAAGCAGCATTTTTTGAAAGAACATCACGACGAGCTCTTTCCTGCTCAGCACGCTTCCCCTGCAAAGAAGCATAAAGTCGCAACTGCTCACTACGGGGCATCATCCCTAATCTGGTTTTAATTCCAGCGTCCTCAACTTCTGGAAACAAATCTGCAGGAGCACTAGGCTTACCAACACCAGAAACAACATCTTTCAGCGAACGAGTGGGAGCACGACCAGACTCTTTAATAGAAGGAGCAACCGATTTAAGTCTAGAAATTTCTTTATTAATTGGTGTAAGAAACTCTGCAGCTTTTGGAAGAATAGGAGCAAGTTCCGGACGGTCCATATATGTTTCATTAGGGCTAGGAAGAAAAGCTTCTTCATATTTGGTTTTCTTCTTAGACGAACCACCAGTAGAAGGAGTAGAAGAAATCTCCCCAAAAGCATCATCAACAGCGGAATTAATCCAAGAAACTTCTAGGTCTGGTTTTTCTGCGTACAACTTCTGCTTAGCACTAATAGGGTCCAACGTTCCCTGGGCTAAATCAACAAACACCTGCGCAATTATTGGGTCCTGTGATTGCATCAAAGCATCAGTCAACGGAGTTAGTTGTTCACCGACATCGCCCATTTCCTGCTGTGCGACACTGAGTGGGTCAGCAGTTCCAGTATAAAGAGCTGCTTCCTGAGAAAACAAAAACTCCAACAAACGGATTAAAGCATTAAGTTCAGAAGATGACGGTCCAGCCATTAGTTATTCCCCCTATTGCGATTCTTTTTACGTGGATTACCACCCTTAGCAATTGCATCAAGAAGCAACTGTTCAATATTTTGACGTCGCTGCAAAGCCTGTGATTCAATTTGCGAAGAGTAAAGATTGCGTGCATTTTCTAAAGCACCCAATAAAGCAGCACGCTGAGACTCAGCACCAGTCATTTGACCAGTGCGTGAACCCTCAAAACCGGCAGCCAACTGCTGCGCAAGATTATTGAAAGCAGCAGCCTGACCTTCACTTTGTGACTGCAAAGTGGTAGCAAACTCTTGTAAAGGAGTTGTGCTTACACCTTGAGACTCCAACAACTGTTGAAGTTGTGGAGTCACTTGAGTAGCCTCAGCTTGAATATTGGCATATGGATTAACTTGACCAGCAATTTGCGCTTTTAATGCATCCACAGCAGTATTGATGACTGGTGTGGAAGCACCGTATTGCTGTGACAGCAAATTAAGCAACTCATCTTGTCCAGTCCTGTAAGAACCTGTGTCCAAAACGTTTTGCAAATTACGTGCATAACGATTCAATGCACGCTGAGAGGCTTTGGCTTGTTCCAACTCAAACTGTTCTTTGGCGGTCATTCCACCGCCACCACCTCCACCGGAACCAAGAAAAGAACTAAAAAATCTAGACATATCAACAGGGGAAACTTCTTCTCCAGTGTATAAATCACCAGAAGCAGTAGTAGGAGAATCTGCGCCTAATCCAAGAAGTTCATCAAGCGTAACCGGTTGAGCAGTTTCAGAAGATGTTTCCAAAGGATTCGTTAATCTACCTGGAGTTCTAACAGTGGCTACTGTTGGAAGAGCTGGTCTTGTTTTCTTACCCAGAAAACCCTTTGCAACATTTGATACGTTGTCAAATAAACCCCATCCACTATATTTTTGTTTTTTGCCAGTCATCTTTGTGGAACCCATTGGGATAGGTGGTGCATACTGACTATATGAGTATTCCATATCAACTGTGCCATCACGGCGTTGCTTGTATTTGACTGGACCAGCACCCCACTCATTAACATATTCTGGCTTAGGTGTTTTTTCGTTAGCCATAATCATCCTCCTAAAAACGGTTGAAATCCACGAAGAAGTGCAGCTTGCTCAGCAATTCTGCGTTGTTTTTCTTGGTCAATATCAATCAATCTTTGATTGTATTGAGCCAATAAAGATGCATCATCTAACTCAGAACCACGCAAAGCACTTGAAATATCTTCCTCAGTTCGCACCAACTCATCAAGATTCCTTTTAGCAAACTCAGTCAAACCACGCTCATACACACCAGAACGCACACCAGGACCAGCCAACCCACGACGAGTAAAACTAGAAACAACACGAGGAGCCTGCTGCTCATAGCCCTGCTGCAAATCAAACTTACGACGAGCACCTCTCTGCTGGGCAAGAAAACGTGCATAAGCGTTCTTAGCTGTGGAGGCATCATAAGACTCCTTGGCAGCAGCCTTTTGCCCCTCATAATTAAAGAAATCCACGTTACTCATAAAGTCTCCTAGAAATAGGCTCAATCGTTACTTAAATAGCTCATCCAGCTCAAAGCTGTACTTATTATGAATCTCAGGAACAAGAGCCTGAATCAAAGCATTTCTTTGCCTTTGAGCAGTCATCTCCCCAATATGCTGCTTATACAGCATCTCTGGAATATGCCTGGCTTCAGTAGCCAGAAAAGTTCTCACAACAAGGTCATAGTCGTCAGCCACAGGCAGGGACACATCATGACCACCAACCTTATGATAAACACTAGAACGCCAACAACGAACATGATTAGGAACAGAAACAATATGAGAAAGAGTCTGCCTGTTTATTTCTGGGCTGGACATAACCCAAACATTGTTTTGCTCATCCCAATAATCAGAACCATAACCAAAAGCCCAACCCTCAGGGTAACGACCACTGGCACCGCTGATTAAAATCTCTGACCAGTCTGAATACACAAAACCAATACTTTCGTCTGTGAATGCCTCAGTAACTTTTTCTAAACACATAGGCATTAATTCGTCGTCGTGGTCTAACTCAACAAGGATGTCTCCGAACGCTGCACCGAACCCGACTCGTTTTGCGTGACCGATGTTGCCTCGTGTCGGGACATGGGGGCGGATGTAGCGAATCTGTGCCTTGAGTGATGCCCAGGTTCGGGCGAGGATGTCGGCGGGTGTGTTGTATGTCGTAGTAATGACAGAAATCATTGAAAGTTAATTACATTTCTGCCGATACATAATATGTAAAGTCAGTTGGTTTAGTGCCAGTCCAAGCACGGATACCTTCAGTACTGGACGTATCATTACTAACTGAGGTGCTAAACGAAATGTTATTTGCTGTAGCCCTCAAAGACACTTTGTACCAATGCCATTGATAATCAACATTTGATGTTGAGTTTGTTTGATAATAGTAACGCTGGCATCGAAGTAATTCTTGGTCAATAGTTAAACGCTCAAACGGGACAACATTTGCGGTGGCTGTTAAACGCACCTGCGTCACATACACCTTTTTGGTGTTTGCGTTCATAGACCCCGAAGGCATTTCTATTTCTACCTGCAAACCATTAGTCAGGTTTGTATAACCTGAAATGTCTACTGTGTGACTAACTTCAGTCCATGCGTTATTGGTGCAAGAGGCTAACGCCTGTGTCAATCTGTTGGTTACTGTCGTAAAGTTGTCTGATGCTGATGGTGTGCCAATCAAAAGGTTAGGGGTAACAGACGCGCCTGTTTCATTGTAAATCCATGCAGCGAATGTAACTGTTCTAGTTATTGATGGGATGTTTGCGGCTTCTATACGTTGACCAATTTTTACGGTTGTGGCAGAAGTAGCACCAGTAACTAGCAGAGAATACCGTGACAGTTTGTTTGTCGGTATTGTGGTTGATTGTTGCATGGTGACGGTTGCGCCAGCAGGCAACACATAGAAACGGTCTGCTCTATAAGAATCTTTTGTGTTGTATGTTGTGGTGGCATTGGCTGATGATGTGCCTCTTTGCCACACATCCATTCCGCCGTTTATCAAGACATTAGATGTGTTTTCTAAACGTGCTAATTCAACCCATGTTGTGTTGTTCCATACAAGTGTGCGGTCCGTGTCAGTCTCATAAATAACCTGTCCCTCATAAGGTGATGCTGGACGAGTCGATGATGTACACACACCAGCCTGACTGATACGACTGTTAGGGAGGTAGTTCGATAAGCCCATTATTTATTCACCCCATGAATCTGAATCGTTCCACTAAAAGTACCAGCACCAATAGAGAACTTAATCCCGTCAAACTGTGAAGCAGAAGTGTGACGCACCCCACGAAAACTTAACATATCTGGAAAAGCATTGTAGTTATGGTTCCTAGAAAGAATATGTGTAGTCGTATTATTGTTTGGATAAAAAACATCTATAATAAATGGTGCATAAACACTAGTTGTTGTATTCCCAACACTAAAAGATGTTTGACTTGAAACAAGAGCAGCAGCAATAGTTGTGCTGTATGCGTCTAAACTTTGTATCGTGTAGTTACTTGCTGTTGCTGTTCCGCCTATTGTGAATTGTCCTGTTATTTGCTGTTGTGAATTGCTTGACAAAATAAACATTCTTATTTGATAAAAATCAAAATCGCTAGTAAAAACACCATTAATTGTTGCTGATGAAGCAGTAGATACAGACACCGTAGAACCGCTTAATGAAACACCAGAACCACTAACCGATGTTGGGGTCATAACTACAAGCCCCGAACGACCTGTTTCCCCTGTTGACGGGTCTACCCACGCAGAGTTGTCGTACACCAGCACACGATTCGTGTCAGTCTCGTAGATGACCTGTCCCTCATAGGGTGTGGTGGGGCGTGTCGTAGAGGTGCAGATACCTGGACGCAGGTTAGAAGCAATGTTTGAGATACCCATTGTTATGCCTTGATGATGTAGTTAAGAACCATTGTTGGCTGCACGTTGTTATGCGCTGAAGAAGCATTAGCAGCAGCATTTTGAGCCACCGTAATAAGACCACCACCAGTAGAACCATCACCGCCAGCAACCGTATCTGAGTTGTTATGCCACAAACCGTTATTATTTGCAAGGTTAGAAATAGTTTTTGTTGTGTGACTGTGTGCAGGCAAACCAGATTCACCGCTAGTCAACGTATGTGTCTGTGAACCACCCACCTCACCAGCAGCGTCACCACCACCCGTGATAGTCGTAGAAGTCAAACGAGACGCAGCCGAACCACCCATGTTGTCCACACCAGCCACAACACGACCACGCAAATCAGGCAAATTAAAAGTAGTAGAACCATCACCAACACCGTATGTCGTGCTAACAACAGCGAACAACTCACCATACTGGGTACGAGAAACAGCCTGACCATAACAAAGAAGCCAACCAGCAGGAGCAGTAGAACCAGCAAACGGCATCACACCACCAGCAGGAACAGCACCAACCGTCCCACCAAGCCCCGAACTAATCCCCATCAGACTTCCTTCTCCCACCCAACAACAGTCACATTCACACCAGAACGATCAGCGTAACCCTGAAACGTCTCAGCAGCGTCAACCACAAGCGCAGTATCAAACACCACCGTGTCATCCTTCGCAATCGGCAACGCAGAAAACACACGATTACTAGCAGTCGCAGC